TGTAACTACAAATATAGATTTAACAAGGTTAAGATAATGGCAACAACAATTAAATCAACTCAACTCGACTTTGATACCATAAAAAGTAAATTAAAAGAATATTTAAAACAACAAACTGAATTTGCCGATTATGACTTTGAAGCGTCAGGACTAAGTAATATATTGGATGTATTAGCATACAACACACATTTTACTGGTTTAAATGCCAACTTTGCTTTAAATGAATCTTTTATTAACACGGCACAATTGAGAAGTTCAGTAGCGGCACTTGCAGAAGGTCTTGGTTATGTTCCAAGATCTTATGTATCACCAGAAGCTTCTTTAAACTTGTCGTTAAGTATCACTACAACTCCAAGACCTAACGCAATTATATTACCAAGAAATACACAATTTACAACTAGTGTAGATGGAACATCATACACATTTCAAACTAGAGAAGCTTTTACTGCAAACGACAATGGTTCTGGTACTTATCAATTTTTAAATAGCACAAGTGGAACTGGAATACCAGTTTTTGAAGGAACAGAAAAAACAAAAACATTTTTCGTAGGTGACACGACAGACACACAAATATACGTGATACCCGACGTTACGATGGATACCACTACTATTCGAGTTCGTGTATTTCCTACCGCATCATCTACTCTTTTTGATACATATACAGATATTAAGAAAGCAGTTAGAATAGAAAATGATTCAACCTACTATCAAATTAAAGAAGTTCCTAATGGATATTATGAATTAATATTTGGCGATGGCCTTACTACAGGTAAAGCACCAGTAGCAGGTAATAAGATAATAGTTGATTACTTATCTACTCAAGGTGATGCAGCAAATACAGCAAACACATTTACACCATCTTCAACACTAACTATTAATTCAGTGTCTTATAATATAACAACTGTGACAGAATCAAATGCAGCCGGTGGTGCTTTTAAAGAAAGTATAGAGTCTATAAGACAAAATGCTCCTATAGCTTTTACTTCACAAAGAAGATTAGTTACAGCAGAAGATTATAAAGGACAGATATTATCAAACTTTAGTGCATACTTAGATGACGTGACATCTTATGGTGGTGCTGATAATGTTCCAGCAATTTACGGACGCGTTTATGTTGGATTAAAATTTAAAGACGGTATTACTGATAGTACTCAGCAAACTGTTAAAGACCAAATAAAAACTGATCTTACTGATAACATGTCAGTAATGTCAATTACAACAGAATTCGTTGATCCTATAACAACAAACTTACAGCTCACAACTACTTTTAATTTAGATCCTGATTTAACAAGTTCTACTGGTCAATCAATGCAGAATTTAGTGCAAACAAGAATTAATAGTTTTTTTAGCACAAACTTACAGAGGTTCAATAAAGTTTTTAGAAGATCAAACTTGCTTACAATCATAGATGCATTGGATCCTGCAATATTAAACTCAAAGATAGATGTTAAGATGGTACAAACATTCGTACCGACTAATAATGTTTCTCTTGGTTATGACATAATATTCCCAGTAAAACTTGCTGTGCCGGCTATAGACTTACCGGTGTTGACTTCATCAGGATTTACTTTTAATAGTCAACAGTGTTTTCTACAAAATAAATTAAATAGTACAAAGATACAAATTGTGTCAGTTGATGGTACCGTTGAAAATGATAACGTAGGAACATATAATCAAGACACAGGCGTCGTAAGCTTAGTTGGATTTAAACCTACATCAATTGATGGAAACTTTATATCAATAACTGTAACACCTGCAAATCAAAATACTATAAGACCATTACGTAACTATGTTCTTGATATTGATCAATCAACATCAACTTCTAGAGCATTACTAGATTTTCAAAATACACAGGTTAGCATTTAATGTCTATTAATTATCATAGTAAAAGAAGGCTTAAAAACTTTCAAGTAAGAAAGGTACGTGAAGCTTTACCAGAATACTATACAAGTGAGTTTCCAACACTTGTAACTTTTCTAGAAAAATACTATGACTTTTTAGATTCAGATAATGGGTCTCATGCTTTTGGTGATGATATAAGACAATTGTTTTCGAAAAAAGATGCAAGAGAAATGCCTAGTGACTTATTAAATAATCTTGTAAGTGAACTTGCTGGTGGATTAGAAACAGGTGAAAATTTTACTAGCACCAGATATGCATTAACAAGATTAGCTGAACTAGCAAGAAACAAAGGCACAAAATTTAGTTTCCAAGAATTTTTTAGATTATTCTTTCAACAAGTTGCTGATGTTGAATATGGTAAAGAATCAATATTTAACATTGGAGACTCCGCAAGTCAAATAGGTGTTGAATCTTTAAAATTTATACAAGATAATGAGCTTTTTCAGACATTTGGCTTACTAGTAAAAACTGGAATAGACACATCAAAATGGTCAGAGTTATATAAAAAGTTTGTGCATCCTGCGGGGTTTTATTTTAAAGGTCAAGTAGTTTCTGATACAGTAGGCTCTCTTAATATTACAGCACCATTATCACTAGTAGACTCATCACCGGGACCAACTATTGTATCAGAAGCTTCTGCAACATTTTCATTACCGTTTGTTCAATCAACTGTGTTGATAGATTCTGGTGGCGGTAATGTTAGAACTAATTTAAATGAGTTAGTCAGTGATTATCAAAACTTTACTCTATCACAACTTGATACAACTTACCATACAGTAAGACAAGTAATAACTCCAAACTCATTTACATTTGATGATAGTTCAATTAGAGACAGCGATGAAAATGCATCACCAGATTTCTCAATAACACTAGAAACAATGGATAATGAAATATTCACTAGAAGAGTAACTGACTCGGCTTTCTAGTATAAATAGACTTATTAGGATTTAACATGACACGACAAAATATAAATGTAGGTTCATCAGCAAATGACGGTACAGGAGATACCTTACGTTCTGCTGGCACTAAAATAAATGCAAACTTTCAAGAGTTATATACACAGCTCGGAGGTGATAGTTCAACATTAAGTACAAGAGTTATTATAAAAGATTCGGGTGGTGAAGGAACTATTATATTTGAAGGATCAAGCACAGATTCACATGAAACCAAATTAATTGCAACTGATCCTACAGCTGATAGAACTATTACTTTACCAAATGCTGGTGGTAATGTTGTATTAGATACTGCAACACAAACACTAACTAATAAAACTTTAACAACTCCAACTATAGCATCAATTACGAATGGTGGAACGATAACTATACCAAGTGGCGCTGGCACTATTGCCACAATAGCAGCATCACAAACATTAACTAATAAGACACTAACTTCACCAACTATTAATACACCTATAATAGGAACATCTTTAAATGATGCTAATGGAAATGAATTTATAAAATTTACAACAACTGGAAGTGCAGTTAATGAGATAACAATAGCAAATGGAGCATCAACAACTGGCCCAACTTTATCAGCAACTGGCGGTGGAGCCAATTTAAATATAATTATGACTCCAAAAGGAACAGGTTCGGTTGAGTTAAATAAAGCAGCTTTTAGTTCTTCAACTATAACGGCAAACGGTGCGGCAAGTACTGCAGCAACTTTGATAATAGGTAATAAAGGTTCTCAACTCGATGTGTCATTAGCAGATGGAACAACAGTCGGTGAATATAAAATTTTTACAAATAAAGGCGCAGGTGCAATGCACGTTACACCAGATAACTTTGCACAAGGTACTAAGTTTGTGTTAGCACAAAACGATGGTTGTACCTGTATATGGGATGGAACAAACTGGTTCTTAGTCGGTAACCAAGGCGAAGTAACGGTATCATAAGGAATAGAATATGTCAGCAATAATTACAGACCCGTTTAAAAAGCAACTTACTCAAACTGTTTTTGATGAGGTTGCAAACAATACTAATAGGTATTATATAGGAATTGGAAGATCAGAGCCATGGGACAGCTCAGAAACTGTACCTACTCCTACAGACACACCAAGAACTGTTAGAAACGTAAGAGCGGGTTTACAATCAATAAAATCTGCAAGTGACGTATCATATGTTATACCAAGATATAACTGGTCATCAGGATCAATATATCAAGGTTATGATGATGATTTTGCTAGTATACCAGATACAAATCCTTATGCAGTTTTAACAGAAGATAACCAAGTTTATATGGTTTTGCAACAGGCTAAAAATGATGCAGGAACAGCAACGACTTCAACAATTAAACCAACTGGAACTAGCACAAAGCCTTTTAAAACATCAGATGGATATGTGTGGAAATTTTTATATTCTTTAAGTGCTGCTAGGTCAAGCGCTTTTTTATCAGCAAACTTTTTACCAGTTGAAAAAATTCTTGACTCTGCGAGAGTTAATGACTTAACTGGGACAACAACTTTATCAACTCTTGAAATTCAACAAGCTTTAGTTCAAGATTCGGCAGTTCCGGGTCAGATAATAGGTATTAGCGTTACTGCTGGAGGTACCGGATATACTTCAGTACCAACAGTAACTATTGATGGCGACGGTGTTAGAGCCACAGCTACTGCCACTGTTTCAGGAGGAGCTGTTACAAAAATTGAACTTGATTCAAGTACCGATAGTGCGATGGCTATGGGTCAAGGATATAACTTTGCTAGTGTGTCAATCACAGGTGGTGGAGGCAGTGGAGCAAAAGCGAGAACAATATTAGGTCCTGATGCCGGACTTGGAGCCGATGCGAGAGATGATTTAAAGTCAACATCTTTAATGTTTAACACAAAACCAAACGGAATAGAAGACAGCAATTTTATAGTAGGTCAAGATTTTAGACAAGTAGCATTGATAAGAGATCCAAGACATACTTCAGACAGTGCAGCCGATGGACCACCTTTTACCACATCAAGTGGTAAAGTTTTAAGATTCTTAAAGCTCACTGCAGCCGCAAACACAAATTTTTTAGATGCAACAATAACAGGCGGAACGTCAGGAGCTCAAGCTTTAGTTGACGAAGTTGATAGTGATAGGTTATATTTTCATCAAACTGAAGTTACTGGATTTAAGGCATTTGCTGAAGGCGAGGCAATAACTGGTGGCGGTACATCAGGTACGCTCGTTGCTGCAGGTGTAGATGCTGATAGTGATGCTTTTACTCGAGATGATGTAGATAAACTTTCTGGAAAGATCGTATATATAGAAAACAGAGCACCAGTTACAAGAGCTGCAAATCAGCAAGAAGACATTAAAGTTGTAATATCACTATAAGGAATAAACTATGGCAACTAATTTAACTGAAACCACCTTTCCAAGTACTTATAAAGATGATTTTACTGACAGTGCTGGATTTCATAAGATACTTTTTAACTCAGGTAAAGCTCTTCAAGCTCGAGAGTTAACACAATTACAAACCATACTTCAAGATCAAATACAAAGATTTGGTGATAATATATTTAAAGAAGGTGCAGTAGTTAAACCCGGTGGTGCAACTATAAATCAAAAGTATGAGTTTATAAAATTAAACACTACAGTTAATACACTTCCAACCGATACATCTACTCTTGTAGGTACATCATTTACTGGTCAAACTTCAGGTGTCATAGTTAAAGTCTTACAAGTTGTATCTGCCACTGGATCAGATCCTGACACACTTTACGTTCAATATACTAATACAAGCTCTGGTTCAGCTGGAATTTCTACAATACGTATGTCAGCTGGTGAAGATATAAATAACGGTTCAATTACATTGACTGTTCAAACTACGAATACAGCTTCAAACCCCGCAACTGGTGTTGGAATATTAATTACTCTACTATCAGGAATATATTATGCTCGTGGTCACTTTGTATTTACTGAAGATCAATCAAAAATTCTTTCAAAATATTCTGATGTAGCAAACACGGATGTCGGCTTTAAAGCAGTAGAATCTGTTGTCACCGCAGTAGACGACCAAACGTTGTTTGATAATCAAGGAGCAGTTCCTAACCTTACAGCACCGGGTGCTGATAGATATAAAATACAATTAACCATAGCAGAAAAATCAGAAATTGATTCAGATGAAAACTTTATTCATGTAGCTACTGTTAAAGAAGGTGTAATATATAGTGCCGTAAGTCAAAATGATGCTTACAATGTTCCAAACAAAGTTGTTGCCAAAAGAATATTTGAAAATTCTGGTGACTACTTTGTCAAACCTTTTACTATAAACTTTACTCTTGATTCTGCAAATACGCATTTACAGTTAAATGTTAGCCCTGGAACTGCAGTAGTTGATGGTTTTAGAGCTTCAAGAGACTTTCCTACAACTTTAAGAGTTGCAAGGTCTACTTCTACTATAACCATAAACAACGATGTTACTGGCACAGACTTTGGTAACTATGTATTTGTTGACAATGGAACTTTCGGTGACTCTGCGTCTTTTGGTATTCCAAATATTAATGTTTTCGAAAAATTAGACTTGAAAGATGGACTTGATTATACTGGAACTACAATTGGTACAGCAAGAGTTAAAGCCATAAACGAAGATGGTATTAGATTAAGATATCATCTATTTGATGTAAAAATGAACAGCGGTCAAGCTTTTAGAAACGTTAAAAGTATTGGAACCAGTACATCAAGTTACTTTAGACCAACTTTGGAAAACAGTAAAGCAGTTTTAAAAGAAACAAATAATAATACTTCATTATTTAAGTTACCTAGGAACAGACCTCAATCTCTAACTGATATATCATTTGCCGCACAGAGAAGATTTACTGCAACATCGAATGGTTCCGGTCAAGCATCAATATCTTTATCGGCATCAGGTGAAACTTTTACAAACACTGATGATTGGATTGTTGGAACAGACAGTGACGTATATTTAAATGCTAGCATCTCAGGCGCTGGTAGCACATCAGCAACTTTAACAGGATTACCAGCAAGTCAGGCAGTTGAGATACTAGGTTACGTAAACAAAAGTCAAGCAACAATAAAAACAAAAACTTTAACACAAAGAGCAATTACTGTAAGTATAGATTCTGATGGTAACGGTCAAAAATTCTTACCTCTTAATAAAGCAGACATATTTGATGTTCAAGATATTTTAAAAGGTGGTGATAGTAATATAAGTTACTTTAATAGATTTACCCTTGATGACGGACAAAGAGACAACCATTATGACTTAGGTCGATTACTGCTTAAAGGCGGTCAGTCTGCTCCTGCTGGTAGTATATTTGTAAACTATAGACATTTTGAACATGGTGTTTCTGGTGACTTTTTTGCCGTTAATTCTTACACCGGTCAAGTTACTTATGATCAAATTCCTAAGTATAGATTTAGTAGCGGTGAAAGAGTAAGGTTATACAACTATCTAGATTTTAGATCAGTTATGGATTCTGCTGGTGAGTTTAGTAACTCAGGATTAGGAGCGAGAGTCATTGAGTTACCACAACCAACTAGTCTTGTAACTGCAGACGTTACATACTTTCAAGCTAAAGCTGGTAAACTGGTTATTGATAGAGACGGTATTATAAGATTTAACGTAGGAGCCGCTGGTTTCAATCCTCAAACACCTATTAAACCTGACGGAACTCTTGGACTTTACAACATAAGATTAAATGCAAATACTTTAAATGATTCCGACCTTACGATACAAAAGATAGAGCATAAACGTTTTACAATGAAAGATATCGGTTTATTAGAAAAAAGAATCGATAAATTAGAAGAAGTTACAACGTTAAGTGCTTTAGAACTTGACACAAAACATTTTCAGGTATTAGATTCTGCTGGTAATGATAGAACAAAATCTGGTTTTTTCGTTGATAACTTTGTAGATCATACATTTTCTCAGATAAGTGGCACTAATTATAGAGCTGCACTTGATCCTATAGAAAATATTATTAGACCAGCATTTACTGAAGACAATATTAGATTGATATATGACTCGGCTTCTTCTACTAATACGATAAGAAAAGGTGATAACATTTATATTGCCTTTGATGAGACACCATATATAAATCAAGATTTAGCGACAAAAGCGATTGCAATAAATCCGTTTTCTGTAGTCATATATGAAGGCGTTAACACACTATCACCTTCATCTGATGAATGGAGAGATGTTAATGTTATAGCAGAAAGAACTATACAAGGTGGAACGCGCTTAAGTCCAACGCAGGCTTATAACTGGAACAACTGGTCATGGAACTGGGGTGGAATACCCGCAGAAAATTTAGGAATAGGTTCACAAACTAATAGAATTAATGGAACCGTTAATAGAGTAGTAAGTGAAGAAACAGTTTTAGATGTTGTGGAAGACAGAGTTGTACAATCTGCTTTAATACCATTTATGAGATCTAGAAAAGTATTTTTTAAATCTGAAGGTTTAAGACCAAATAGTAGAGTGTTTCCATTTTTTGACGGTAATGACATTTCATCATTTACAAGATCTGAAACATTTCAGTTCTATTCAGATTATGATTCAGACTTTGGTAATACTTTAAAAGGAGCAACTGCACATCCTGATGGAAGTAGTAACTTAACTACAGATGCAAATGGATCAGTTTCTGGATCTTTCATAATACCTAATAATGATACTTTAAAAATTAGATGTGGTACAAAAGAGTTTAAACTTTTAGACATAAGTGCTAATAACGAAGCAGGGGCTTCGGTGATTGCAAAAGCTGCTTACGCGGCTACAGGTTATATTGACAACGTTGATAGAACATATGCTTCAACCAGAGTTCTCAATGTCCAAGGTGTAAGGTTAAGAGACGAAGCAGTTTATACTGCATCAGGTGATAACGAAAGTACCACTGGTGGGGGAACTTCAATATCAGAAGAAAATGCTACAGGCGGAGGTGGTTTTAGTAACGATCACTCAAACAGTAACGCAAATTCTGGAATTGATGGACCAGCAGATGCTGCAGCATCCAACGCAAACGCAGGAATTGATGAAGCACCCGGTGATAATGGTGGTAGTTCAGACGGTACACACTGTTGTACTGCAGCACAAAGACGAGGTGACATGAGCTTTACTGAAGTTAAAAAATTAAGAGCTTGGCACAGAAATCAATCAGAGATTTGGCAAGAAGGATATGACATCTGGGGTAAAATTATTGCAGATAATCTAGTTGCTAAATCAAAGTGGCAGTCTGATAGAGTTAGAGATTTTTACAATAATAAAATATATGGAAAGAAATCAATTGGTTCATTATATGCCGACATCGTTATAACACCAATTTCAATGATAATAGGAACATATAAAGTGATTAAAAAGAAATTTGAATTAAAGGACATAAGAAAATGGCAGTAACATCATTAGGTTATCAATTAAATAAACAACCGATTGCACAGTCGTTTTACATAAACGCTCAAACTGGAATATATTGTACTAAAGTTGATTTATTTTTCAGTAAGAAAGATGCGGTATTACCGATTCAGATACAAATTAGACCAATGGTTCAAGGGTTTCCATCGGCTAGTAAAATTATCCCAGGTACTATTAAGATGTTACCAGCAGGAAGTGTTAATGTTGATACTACTGGACCTGCATTAACAGCAACATCTTTTATATTTGATGAGCCTGTTTTTCTAAAAGGCCAAGAAGACTATGCATTAGTTGTAATAGCTGATTCAAAAGATTACGAAATTTACATAGCAGAAATTAATGAGTTTCAGTTCGGCTCAACTGAAAGAAGAGCAAATAAACAACCGGATTTAGGAAGTTTGTTTTATTCGCAAAATGGTGTAACATGGACTCCAGCACAAAACCAAGACTTAACCTTTGTGATTCACCAAGCAAAATTTAAACATAAGTCTGCAACTGCTATATTACATAATGCATCTGTACCTAAGAAAAAGTTATTAAATAATCCTTTTACAGTTGTCTCAGGAGATGCAACTGTAACTGCAAGACACATTGGTCATGGACTACAAGTAGGTAACGCAATTGAAATAAGTGGTGCAACCTCTGTTGGTGGTATGGAAGCATCCAGTATAAATGGTAGAAGAACAATTACTCATGTTGATTGGACAGGATATAAGTTTGAAGCAGACTCTTCTGCAGATTCTGATGCAATAGCTGGAGGAGCAAACGTACTTACTACAAAAAATATTCCATTTAGTTTGATATATCCATCAACACAAATGTTAGCTCCTCGTAATACTTTTGTAGCAGGTTCGATAAAAGCTACTACTGGAAAATCATTTGCTGGGACTGAAACGGCATTTCAAAAACAGTCAGAGTTTCAAACGATAAAATTTAATGAAAACAATCAGGCATTAGAGCCTTATATCATAGCCTTTGATAGTGCAGAAACTGCAGAGTTAGGTGCTGGTGTAAAGTCTTTAGATATGCAAATAAAAATGAATTCAGAAGATTCTGATATATCACCTATGATAGACTTACAAAGAACATCAGTTTCTTTGATTGACAATATAATCGATAAACAAGACTCGTCATCAACCTCTGGATTTAATGTGCCATTAAGCTATGTAGATGAAACTGCAGCAACTGATGGTAGTGCTGCAGCAAAACACTTAACAAAGATAGTAACACTTGAAGATGATGCTGTAGGACTAAAAATATTACTTACTGCTAATAGGCCTAGTGGAACTGATTTTCAGTTATATTTCAGAACCGGAACAGGTGATGAAGTAATTACTGAAAAAACATTTACTTTACAGGCTCCTGAAACAACTCTTCCAACAGATGAATCAATCGCAGTTTTTAGAGAGTATAGATACTTAATAGGTGGACAAAATGGAGCTTTACCGGCTTTTACTAAGTTTCAGGTTAAGATTGTATTTAGAAGTACAAATTCGGCTAAAGTTCCACGAATAAGAGACTTAAGGATAATCGCATTGAGTGTATAATGAGTTATGTTCAAATTGAAGGCCACAAAGGTTTTGTTAGAGATAAGAGAAGTGGCGCTATAATAAATACTAATAAAGAAGAAATTGAAGCAGCGAAAAAACGTAAGGCTGATAGACTAAATAAAGACAAAGAACTTAGTGATTTAAAAGATGAAGTAAGTGACATAAAGAAAATGTTAACTAAAATAGTAGAGAAGCTCGATGGCTAAAACAATTATAAATTTATCAGATCCAGTATCAACACTTGTTAGTAAGACTAACGATATTTCTGATGATATTGGTGATATTACACAGCTTGCAGTTGGCGCATCAAATGACTCTGACTTAGTTCAAGCCATAAATTATCTAAATAGTAACTTACAGGATTCTGCTGGAATTATTCTTACAGCTAAATCTGGATTTCAAAAAGATAGTGCAAATGCTATAGGATTTGACTCATCAGAAGGACGATTCTTTGTTCCTTCAAATACAATTAATACTGCTATGATAGAGCCAGATGCTATAGACGGAACTAAGATTGCTGATGATGCAATAAATAGTGAACATTATACTGATGCTTCTGTTGATAGTGAACATTTATCGGCTCTTGTCATATCAACTGGAAAGATACAAGCAGACGCTGTTACAGAAGCAAAAATAGCTGATGATGCGGTTGGTCAAGATCAAATGAAATCTTTATCAACTTTATTAATTAAAGATGTTAACGGAAGCACACTGAAAACTATCCACGGCGCTGGAGCTTAAATTATGGCGGACATAGTCCTTAAACAAACATCTTCAGGTGGTATTATTCAGGAGATGGATTCTTCCGATAAGGGCTATATTTCTCATGTTATTCTTACAGACTTTAACTCTCTTGATTCAGGCGTAGGCACATTGGCTGTAAATCCGGCATCAACAACCGGTTTAACTTTAATAGGTTCTTTCGTTGATACAAAAAGAAATGACGCTGTAGGTACTCATCCTGTTTCTGGTGGTTCAGTAACAACTGTTTCTACTTTTAATTTTTATCAAGACTTAGGAAGTGATAGCGAGTTTATAACAGATGCAATAAGGCCTGTTGCTCTTGATGATTCTGCAAACATACAGCGTATGTCAGATTCTGAAGTCAATGATGATTTTATTCGTGATATTCAACAAGACATATATGAAGGCGGTGTAGGAAGTTACAGGTTACAGCCGTCAGCACCGACAGACGGCACGTGGGTTAGCAAAGGAACAATTACTAATACTTTAGTATCAGGAGGTACTAATTCTTCTCAACTTTGGAGAAAATCCGCACCAGCATCTACACCTACCACAGTAAGACCTTTAAAATTTGTAGTTAGCACTGGTTCACTGAGAGAACTGACTGATACTGAAATTAAAAAGTTTACACCAAGACTAAGAAACAGAATAGTAGCAAACGGAATAGGAACTTATAAGGTTCAAGCAACCGCACCAACCAGTGGCGGAACATGGGTACAACTAGGTGATGCCTTTATTGACACAAGACATGAAGTAGCAAATGAAAATTACACTGGCTTTTTTACTAATACATTCTCTGGTACTTTTTCTAATACGTTCGCAGGATTTTTTAGTGCATCTTATAGTAGGTTTAATCCATTTACCGGAGCCTTTCTAGGAAGTTTTTCCGGAAGTAGAACCAAATTCTTTACCGGTTTCTTTACTGGTTTTTTCACAGGCACATTTACTAATACTTTTACAGGATTGACTGTGCAATCATCAACAGAAAATGTTTCTGAAGCAAAATTATGGGTGAGAGTCTCTTAATTATTATTGGAGTTTATTATGAAAAGAACTATTAAAAATCCTTATTGGGGTAATAATGAAAAAACACAAGTTATGTGTGAGTTTCATTTCGAAAATGGACCTATACAGACTGCTGCCGTAACTCAGACAAAAGAAGGCAACCCTGATTGGGAAGAAATATTCGACAATTTTACTCCGGAACAAATAGATAAATTAACTAAAAATGTTTTAGCCGAGGCTCGTGAAGAACATGAAAAAAGAAAACAAATGCAGCGTGATGATGTCGAAAGAATGAAAGTAGATGCTTTGTTCCAAGCAAAGCTAGACACCTTTGAAATTGACATTATTAAAAATTCAAAAAACAGACAACTTAAATCTAGAATAAGAAAAGCTAAGACATTAATTGAAGTAACAGCATTTGCATCGGCATTGATAGCTTTAGAACATGAAAAATAATGGATTTGTTTACGTAGCAAGTAAATACAAAGAATTTATACATGCAGCCAGATTTTCAGCAACAAGTCTTAAAGACTATTGGCCTGAAGCTGATATCACACTATTTACTCATTCTGAGTGGATAAAAGAAAGTGATAGTAAGTTATTTAATACTATCATAACAAAAAATGTTCCATACCATAAAAGAGCAAAACTTTGGGCTTTAGATAAAACTCCATACAATTTAACATGTTATATAGATTGTGATACATATGTAGAGCATGAAGATATCAAAAATATTTTTTGTCAGTATGATACAAAATCTGATATTACGATAACTAGAACAAGAAGATATGCTGCGTCAATAGAATCAAAGTTTAAAGGTGGAGAACTCACAGATCACTGTGGATTATTCATATATAATAATAAAGCACAAACACTTAACTTTATGAAACAGTGGTGGCTTTTATATTGTAAACAAGACGAAGGTAAATGGAACTGGGACACAGACTTATATCCAGAGTATTTAAGAAAGTGGGATATGTGGACTTATTGGTGGTTACAAAATAAAACCAAATATAAGATAAAAAGATCTTACTTTCCAAAACCAGATGCAAGATGGAACTTTATTTATATATATGAGGATAAAGAGCTCGAAGGATTTGAACCAGTAATATACCACCAACCAGTACCGAGAAAAAAATGAACAGTATAGAAATAAAAAATAAAAATCTTATTAACTTGTTAAACGATTACTCTGATTGGTTTCAAGGCGTTGATAAGTCTTTAATAAAAATTCAAGGTGAGAAAGATGAAAATGAGTATTACACTAGTAATGAATACCTTGAAACAATAGATAAGAAAAATCATAAAGGATTTCCAGAAAAAACATACGGAATTGATTTAGTATTTTGTAATTCTACTAACAATGAAATAAGAGAAAGAATAAGAAAAGTTGATTTAGATTTTAATAGTATATTAGGTTCTAAACATTGTGCAGTAAAAATGTATTATCCAGAAGGTGGTTACATGGGCTGGCACAATAATCATAACGCTCATGGTTATAATATATTATTTTCATATACTAAAAACGGTAAAGGTTTTTTTAGATTTCAAGATACAACCGTGCCTACAAAAATAACAATAGATGATAGACCGGGTTGGACCGCAAAGGTTGGTTATTATGGAAGCAATGATGAACCAGATAAATTATTCTGGCACTGTGCTAGAGCTTATGAAGACAGATTAACTTTAGGATTCGTTATACCAGACAAAAGTTTTTGGGAAATGATGATTGAAGACATTGAATCAGAATGATCCTATTACCATATATCTTTCATAATTATCTAGAGTCATTTTACCAGAATATAATATTTTATTAAGGCCACTTTTTTGCGCAAGCTCTTCGTGTGAATTTACACAATTAGTGTGTTCTTCCAAATCAAACATATTATTACTTTGCAATGCAAATATGCATGATTCCCTGTATGATTTATTTTTTGTAAGCTCAGGTAAATCAGGCATGTGCTCTGATGACGTGTTAATAACTAAATCAATATCTTTATAAATTCCTCCAGTTATTTCTAAATTACGTGTAGAAGTTTTTACAAATTTATGGTTAAAATAATTTTTAAAGTTAAAACAAACTGAAGTTGCAAACTTATCACAATCAATATTAGTAAGAGTTTCTAAATTATATGCTCTGTCTAGCATATCAATTAGCGGATAACCATACCATCCTCCATACAATTGAATATTTTTAAAGTCACGAGGAACGCGCCTTAGTTCTTTTAATAACCATTGCTTGCATTGTATTTGCTTAGGTGATACACTTTTTATATAATCACCTATTTTTTCAGGATGTCTTCTGTAAAACCATCCTAAACATTCACTATAATTAATTAGCATCGAAATTAAACCATCCTGTTATTATAAATTTGTGTGAGTCATTGTTAATAACACCTCTATGTGTATGTGTCCATGCTGAAGGCCAGATTAATGTCAAACCTTTTATACATGGAGTTGTTAAGTCTTGATGATAGAATTCAGTTCCAGCATTATCAACAGTATTTAAATATGTCATAAAGACTAAGTGTCTTTGTTGATGAATACCTGTGTTTTCCGCATGCCATTTAAAAAATCCTTCACTAGGCTTATAATGTTGTATCTTAACATATTTATGTAATGAATAATTAGACACTTTATTTGAATAAGGGTATCTTTCTTTATACTTGTTTAATGCCTTTCCTAACCAGTTTTTATATTCTGTAATAAGCTCTTTCTTCTTATCCGCATTTATAATAAATTCTGTACTTATCTTCATGGCAGGAATAACTTCATTCTTACCAACTTGTCCTTTTATTGTTTCTGTTATGTTGTCATAGTATATATCAACTAAGTTATCGCAAACTTCTTCAGGTATGTACCATCCTCCTATAAAACTCGATTCATCAAATTCATGTTCTTTCATTATTAACTCCAATATTTTTCAAATCCAATATATGCATCATCGTCGATACCTGCTCCACCAAATATTTTATCCATCTTCCACTTATTAAATATACAAATGTTATAATCTTTATCAAAAAATAAATCTGTCTTAGGACCATTGTGCCAATAACTATTTTCATCAAGGCCGTGAAGCCTTGAGTAAATTTCTTTCCTTGGAAAATATCTTAAAACATCATTATGATTAAAATATAAGTATGAATCAATACCCATATACTTACACATATAATAATCTGCATTTTCATAAAAGTGATTCCATACATGAGTAAAATCACCTTTCCAAATTATGACAGATGAATTTAAATCCATATTAAACCCTGGTGGTGTTGGAGGTAGATCTCTAGCTTGTGGCTTCCACCAAGCTTTTATAGTTCTTATTTTATTTTCTATACAATAATCTTTATAATGAGTAATATCATTTTGTATTACAACATCTAAGTCAAGAAACATAGTAGGTTCATACGCAATTTCTTTAAACAGTGTTAGTTTCCACCACCACTTTTCTAAGTCATCGCTTAAGTCTAAGTTTCTTATTTCTATATTTTTATTGATATGA